GTATTAATTTTTCTTCTTTCACTGCCAATTCTTTTTTCAATTGATTGGCTTTGGACACGTCTACCCGCACCCCTAGGAAGCGCATATCGACTAAACAAGGGAAGAGATCACTTTCAAGATTAAATATATCTTGAAGATCATCTTCAATAATTTGTTTTTTAAATTTTTGCCATAACTCTAAAGTTAGTTCAGCATCTTTCTCTGCATAGTGTCCAACATCCATTGCGGGCATTTTCCACATATCTGCTTTAGGATCTAAACCTCTTGCTTTAGCTGCCTCATTTAATCTTGCTTCACTCTTACCTTTATTCAACCATGTCCATGCACATGAGTTTAAAGTAAATTGAAATCTATTTTCATCAATCAATGATGCTGCAATCATAGTATCTATGATTCTACCATTAATTTGATAACCTAATTGAGCTTTAATCCAACATACATCATACATTGCATTGTGAAATACTTTATCCGCTGGACACTCACATACATCTTTAAACCATGATAATACTTTTTTCTTGTCCATGTTTGGACCACTACCATGAGCTATTGGAAAATAACCAGACCATCCTTCAACAGCAACGGCTATACCTACAATTTCTCCATTACCTATAATTGCACCTGAACCTTTCGATTTTAAATCTGGATCACGTGTTTCTAAGTCAATACCAATCTCAGGATAATTCCTAAGATCAGGAAATTCATCAGGCTGTAACCATTCTGTTTCTGGAACTATCATATTAAATCAAATAAATAGATTGTTAAAATACATAAACCCATTAGTTCTGTGTAAATATTCATTTCTTTTTACTCATGTCTTTCATCTTTTTAATTTCTAATTCACAATAGTGAATTACTTTTTCTAAATCTTGTATGCCATTTTTATTTTTATAACGACACACATATTTTATAACATTACCCTGAAAAAAGGAAAGGTCATTCTTTGAAATAAACTCATAAGGTTGAATGTGAAAGTTCTTGTAGTGATTCCCGCCTATCTGTTTACTCTGTGGAAATGCTGTATCAAACATATCTTTACTTGTCATATATTATACTCCGTTAGTTTGTTTTTGGTTTTAAGTTTATATAAATTATTTCTTGCTCTAGTTATTCCTACATACCAAACACGATGTTCTTCATCTTGTTTTTCTATATTATTTTTTATGGATCGTTGTATCTTTGATCCCTGGTGCAGGGACAATATTACATTATCCTCTTCACCCCCTTTTATAGAGTGTATTGTAGAAATTTTTATTCTGGCATCTTTGTCTAAATCTTCACCTTTATTTAATAAATTTAAAATATAACTTTTTTCTTTTTGAGGAGCTTTGGTAAATAATGTATACCAATCTTCTTTCTCAGTTATTTCTTCCCTCCCACTAATTTTTAATACGTCTTTCCATTCTGTTTCTCCAACTTTCTCACCATTATACCAATTTAAATATGTTTTTATTTTATTATATAATTTTAAATGATAACTTTTATTTCCTTTATACTGATAATAAATATTTTTATTTTTCAATTCTTTCATTATATCAAAAGCCGTATCTTTAATTCGTGTAAGAATTAACCATTTATCTTTATTTAAATCTATTTGATTTAAATTAGAAATATAAGCCACCTTACCTTCATAATTTCTTGGTAAATATTCTTTATGTTTTTTTGCACCTCTAATTCTATTTACGGGAATTTTAGATTGTATTTGTATATTCTTTGCAATTCTTTTTGAAAATTTTAATACTCTTTCTTTTGCAGGTTCATCTATAAATCTTTTTACATCTGCACCGGCCCATGCGTAAATTGCTTGATCATCATCACCTGCTAGATAAATATCTTTTGCTTTTGTTTTTAAAACATCAAATAATCTCCATTGCATTGGAGATAAGTCTTGAGCTTCATCTATAAAAATAACTTCAAAGTTAGGTATGTCCGGTGAATCAATTAATAATTTGATCATATCATTGAAATCATAGAGTTTTTTTGCGTTCTTATATTTATTTAAATTATTATAAATGTAGTTCACCATACGTTTTCCTTTTATTATTTTAGGATCGTACCGACCGGTATTGTATTCTGATATTGGATTAATACCTTTGTTCTCTGCTTTGTTTATTAATTGTAGATATGGATTATCATGTTTTAAATAACATACTTCTTCATCATTATATTTATCTTTATATTGAACTCTTAGTCCAATTTTCTTACCAAAGATTTGATAATGTTCTGGTTGTAGTATTTTAGATTCATGTAACTTTAATGTTTTAAATCCAAATGAATGCAGTGTTTGAAAATAAGGTAATTTCTTTTTATCAAATGGCATTCTAGATTTTGCTTCTTCTGCAGCTTTTTTAGTAAATGCAAAATAACCTATTTTATCTAAAGGCACACCTTTACGAGCATAAGCTCTTGCTCTACTTATAAGTCTATAAGTTTTACCAGTACCTGGAGGACCATAAAATTTATATATCATTATGCTATATCTTCTCCAGTTTCATCAAACTCTATCAATTCATCTGGAGCTTGATCTTCTTTAAAGGTATCTAATTTAACACATACAGCCCAAACAGGATTGTTAGATTCTTTTTGACCCTCTGCTTTTGGATATCTTTTTTGTTTGTATTCTGCTTTAAAATTTCTTTTAACATCTTCTAATGTCTTATCACTTTTAGTTTGCCACTGATGTGTTCTTTTCAATTCTTCATAAAAATGACTCCAAGTAAACCAAGCAAAACCATCTTCTTTTAAAACAGAACCTTCTTCAAATGTTATAGAACTTTCTGCTTCTGCTCCGTTAATCCATTTTTTCAATTCATTAAATAATATACCGATAGGTTGCGTTTCTTTTTCTGGCCACTCAGATTGAGCTGTACTTAACAATGAATTTATCATTTGTGTAAATGGAACATTCTTCATTGTTGGAGGAAGTATTCCAACATGCGCTGCTAATAATGCTTTTATTCTTTTTTGTTCAATGATGTGTTCAATATTTTTTGCAAATACTTTTTTAAGTTTGCCTGAAGGTGTTTTTACATCTAATTCAAATGCAGGTTCTGGTCTATATTCCCATTTAGTTATACTAACGATCTCAGGCCAGTCAGCACGTACTTGACCTCCAATTCCATATTTTCTTTTTAAACATACATTCTTATTACAAAAACTACTAACCGGTTTACCATGACATTTATAACTAGCTGTTTCTTTTTTCCATAGTCTTATTTTCTCATCTATTTTTTTAGTATCCCAACTTACATCATACTTAATTAAATCTTCTGCTTTCTTTTTAACAATAGTTTCCCATTTATCTGAAAATCTTTTTTTAGCCCAAACCATAATATTATATAAAAATTCATCTCTACCATCTGGTAATTTATTATGCGCACCGCCATCGTCCGGATCTGAATAATTTCCTTGTTCTAATTGTCCACAAATAACTGATAAACATGGTGGACCATCTTTAAATTCATCACTTTCTCCAACTAACGCATCACTTATTTTACCGTTTTTTATTTCATGTAATTCTTTTTTAGTTTTACAATTTAATTTAACTACTTTCATAAATGTATCAAAATCCATTTCTTCACCAGAAGTAAACATGGCAACTCTTTCATTTTTGTTAAAGTATGGAATGTTTATAAAACTACCTACTGATCTGTTTCCATCAGCTCCTTCTGATTTCAATGTAGTTTGTTTTGGGTATACTTCTGTATTAGGTGGTAATCCTAATATAAATAACATATCTTCTAAAAATTCTCTTATGTCTGATGCTTTTACTTTTTCTTTTGCAAAAACATATAAGTGTAAACCACCACTTTTTGATTTAACTGGTATTAATGGTAATTCTTTTTTCTCTATAATTTCTAAATATTTTTGTGGACTAAATGTTGAATAGTTTCTTGGATCAATATCTATTGCACCAAATACTGCTTCGTCATTATCATTACAAGGTTGTATACCTATTGATCTTATTCCTTTTAAATGTTCAATATAATGTTCATCTTTTAATGGTCCCCATTCTTCTTTAGACCAACCATAATCACCTTTGTCAAAATACTTTTTACCTGTTGCCGGATCTGTTTTAGCATTTTGTACATTACAAAATCCATAACGACGTCTTAACCCGCTAAATATATCTATAAACTCTTGCATTTCTTTCCTTCAATCAATTAATTTTAATGGGCGGCTCCACTCTCGCATCACCGCCCATCTCCTAGGATTAGGCTATGTCTTCTTTAGGTTGCTCAACCTTTTCGTATTTAGGTTTAGCAGTTCCTTTAGACACTTGTTCTTGAAACTCTGATCCCATTTTAAATAAAGCTGCATCTTCTTCTACAGAAGTATCCAACATTCTTACAAACGATGGTTTGTAAACATGCCAACTTTTATCTCCTGCATTTTTAGCTGCTGTCTTTAATTTAAATACACCCATAAATGTAGGTGCTTGGAAAGACCCTTTATCGTCTTGAGCTTTAAGATTCATCAATTTATTATTTAAATCCCTTGCAGGAGTTAAATTTGATGATCTCATTGTCATGACTGCTTTTCTAGGTGAACCATCTATCATTGCAATCACATAGAAATAAATAGTTTTTTCAACATAGTTACCATTTGATAATCTATATTTAATTCCTCTTATTTCTTCCTCAGAATCAGAAGGTGGATTCATGTGAGTTCCAACCGGAGCTGAACTACCTTCACCCTTCTCTTGCCATTCAGGCCATCTTGTTTGTGAGTATGCAACAGTTATGTCCACACCTTTCTCACCATCTATTAGTGATCCCAAGTTAGCAGAATAAATCATGCCAGGCTCTGCACCTTCAACATATTTAGCGCTTCTTGTATTGCACTCTGGTGATAACTGATGAAGGATTTTTAATATCGGTGTAGACATATCATCAGATGATATTTCTTCCGTTCCTTTACCAGCGTATTGTCTTAGATTGATTGAAGTTAGTGCACCTGCACTATTCTTCTTTACGACTTGTGTACTCATATGTACTCCTATTTGTTATTTGTTATTTGTTATTATTTAAGTTTTGTTTGGTTGCCTTCAAACGTCCAAAAAAGATCTTGTGGAACATCGTTTCCTTTGTTCTTCCAATCTTCCATGGTTACTCTTAGAGTCTGGGGTTCAACCTTTTCGGATTGAGAAGGTTCATACCCCGACTCTTTTGCAAGGGTAGCATAAGCCATTGCCTTGTTTTCTTCACCTTGACCAAAAGCAACAGAGATATTATTTTTAACAATATCTCCTAGGCCATTGTCGCGAAGCCATTGTATCGCCTCAGCTTTTTTCTCAGCTTTTATTTTGGCGCTATAAACTTTTTTAACTGCAATTTCAGAACCATCTTTCATAGTCATAGTACTATAATTTAATTTCTCCATTATTTCTGGAATTACATGTCCACTATAATAACTTTGTTGTGATTTCAATTCTTTTAATTTAGCTTCTGTAGCTAGTATCTGTGCATCAATTGATTTAAATTCTTTAATGGCTTCAGATAATTTTGCAGCATCATCTGTGTTAACCGTTTCAACTTGTTTCGGTGCAAATTTTCTTACATCTATATTCATAATTTATATTCCTTTCGTAAAAGGTATATAGGATAGTTATATTTAGATGTCAATACTAATTTTGAAAAATATTTATTTCGATCGGATAATAAGTTTTTTCCTGTCTGTCCCATTTTAACAACTTATATTTACCATTAGTCATATCAGAAACTATTGAACATGTCACTCCAATAATTGCAGGATCACCAGACAATAATAAATAATCATCAGTTGTAAAATTTTTTAATTTGTCTCTTATTTGAAATATTAATGGACCAGGTGAAAAAATCATTTGAGCTTTTGCAGGAAGCATGACCGTAATTTCGCCATACTTTTGTGCACCCATTACATTATATTTGGGTTGACCCGTTTC